GTGGTGGTGGTGGTGGTGGTGGTAGTTTTGATAATAGTCCATCAAATGATATGGATTATATACGTAAAATTACAGAAATGAATGCAAGGATGCAAAAGGCAAATTTTACTGATGTTAATCGTGGATTGCGTAATGTTGTAAATGACCAACTACCGATGTTTTCAAATCAGTAATGTGGGTGTTGTGGGTGTTGTGGGTGTTGTGGGTGTTGTGGGTGTTGTATGATAAGTATAATTAGTATTTTTAGTATTTTTAGTATTTTTAACAAAAATTGATACTATTTGTAAATATAAGTTAAAATATACACACAATTTCGGTTCTCGTTTCTCTAGATGGCCAACATCGAAAGGTTTAGTTCCATCACAACACTGGGGCAACTTGTTCAAGGGAAGGACATTTTGCATAACATCATCAACCGCGAAAAAGGTTTTGTTTACAACACACTTATCGCGAAGAAGTTGGATGCCATTTTTGGCACTTCTGACGAGATGACACCAGAACTTCTTGATGAGCTGGAAGAAGTTCACGCAGCAATTACTCTTGAGATCAAGATGCGCACTAATTCTCATGATTTCACACCTGAGATGAAAACTGCCAACTTGACTATCTTGCAGAGTAGCAAACTATTCCAAACTCTGAACGAAAAAATTCAGATGTACCGCCGGACTTGCGTGGGGTTTGCTGTCAATTCGCAAAGTCGGGTTTGCCCGGACTCCCAGTGGATGGGTTGTGCTACACGAGAAGAAGTAAACGGATGGTATTAATTGATTTGTGAAAAAATAAGCCAGTCCTGTCTATGTTTCCTATATTTCCTATGTTGCCTATTTCTATATACTATAATTTTTGCAAGTCAAAACTTATATTTTTTTATAAAAATTGAATTTTTCAATATAATATATTAAATACATAAATACATAAATACTCACAGACACAAGTACATATAAGTACACAAGTAAACAACTGCACAAGTATACATAGCATACGTACGTAATGGATATTATTACTAAAAAGTTAACAGCATTGATAATGGACACTAATACTAACAATGATACTGAGAATGAGACTAATATATTAGATATACCCAGCCTTTCTGGAAGTTTAGAAAGTTGTAAAATATCTCAATCTATATCTCATACAATATCTCACACAATGTCTCAATCTATTGATGAATATACAGAACGTATTGAAAAATGCATACATCTCGGTGTTCCTAATATGTATTGCTCTCAACATTTTGATGATGAGGATTTCATTTATAATAAATTACTACTTCCAGATGTAATTACAAGTTATTATACAAGTTTTGGTTGTACATTTCCTGAGTATGTATTTGACTATATTGTTAAAAATAAAATCTGTATAGACTTTTCTAAAGTTGACCATAATGTTTACCAGAAAACACTATATATTTACCAATATGTGTTGCAATTTCAATCAGAATATATTTCAAAGGCAGATAAGCACAATTTTATACAATATGATTTATTTAACTGGGTTAGTAATCTTATTAGCTGTATTAAATCATTTATTAATATTAATCCAACGAGTATTGCATATATTGATATGAGCAGCTGGTACAAAGAATTACTATATGGTATAATTGTGACATCAACCCATTTAAAAATGCTTATAAAATGCAAAGATCGTGGTATATATTACTCTAATATAGCAGAACAGCGGGTAGATCACCAGGTAGATCACCAGGCATATCAGCAGACAGAACAATATGCACAGTTTAAATATATTAATAAATTTTATAGAGTTTTAAACAATCTATGTGTTATTTTAATATATTTCAAGGTTACATATGGAGGTTTTGAGTAATGTAAGTTGATCATATCATTGATACCCATTAACCTATAATTAACCTATTTTTTTATGCAGGTGCACTACCTTTATAACCTAACATACGCTCATGTAATCGGCTATATGTAGATGTAACAACATTATCCCGCTCTCTAATACGTTGTTGGCGAGTTTCCTCTTCTTCTGCTTCGCGCTGTTTTCGCGTTTCATAATGTGCCATTTCGTCAGGTGTCATATCATATGATACATTTTCACGTACACGTTTCAGCTCATCTACACTTTTATATGCAGTATACTCAACTTTAGATGGGTCAATAAATGCACCACGCCCAGTATATGCTGTTTTAAGGTCAGTATAAGCAAGCTCATTTTTATTACTACCAATAGGTAACGGTTTACTAAAATCACCTATTTTTTTAGAAAATACATCAATATCAGTAAAACCAGTTGCACAGCTTACCAATTCCTGTGGTTCCTTATATTCGTTTATTTGCATTTTATTATCATTATTGTTTCTAATGCGTTCTTTATGGTCTTCAAATGTGCTGTTAAACACATTAAGGTTAAATTTGTTTCCAAATAGTTCAGTAGGTGCTTCAGATTCGCCTTTTTCACTTTTCATAAAATCCCCATAGCCATCATCATTAGAATCCCATAGTTTATTGCCTTCATAAATTTTATTGAACATTTTTAAATCAAATTTATTTTTATCTAGATATTTAGGTTTATCACCTGTATCTGCCTGGTCCTCTATATATTTTTTACTGCCTTTACGTAAATCATCAAATGTCCTGTCACTTTCCCTGTTTTTATACTTTTCCAATAATAACATATAACATTTTGTAACCAATTGAAATTGTTCTTTATTACCATTAGGTCTATCAGGATGTGATTTCATGGCCAATTTTTTATATGCAGCTTTTAATTGTTCTAACGAATATTTTGCAGGGAGTTGAAATAGTTTAACAGCATCTATATCATTATTTTCTAAATCTATTAGTTTTGCTTGATACTGAGATCGCCTTAGTCTTTGTCGCTCTAAAAACTCAGCTCGCCTTTGCTGTTCAGCACGTTTATATTCAGCTTCTTCAGATTCTAATTCAGTGCGATAATGTGTTTTAAGCATAGTAGTATCTGTAAATTGTTGCTTTGCTTGTAGTGCACGTGATGTTGTGTCTAGAGGGACTGTACCTGAGTTAAATGCCATATTTGCAGGAATAGATGCCTCATGAGCTGCAATATTTTGAGGGTTTGAAAAGCGTGAGTTTGGGGTATAGCTATTTTGTGCTGGTGGGAGTGTATTAAGTATTTCTGTAATTTTTAAAGTTTGTTGGCTTGTCATTAAATGGCGATACTCATTGAGTAGTTTTTCTAGCAATTTGCGTTTAGCTATAGGGTTATTTTCAATTTGTGCAAGTATTTTTTTATTCTGGAGAATATTATTTATAAAGTTATTAGGCTGTTGTGGGTTTTGCTGGTGTTGCGGGTTTTGATGGTGTTGTGGGTTTTGCTGGTGTTGCGGGTTTTGATGGTGTTGCTGGTGTTGTTGGTTTTGCTTGTGTTGCTGGTGTTGTGGATTTTGATGGTGTTGTTGTGGATTAGTATTCTGTAATATTTGCTGTTGCAATTGCATAATTAATTGCTGATTTTCAATAGTAGCTTTACTATTATCATTTCCCATATTTGCAGGCTTAAATATTAGATATTTTTTTAATATTTACTTTATGTTTATTCTTATGTTTATGTATAGTTTCAAACCTATAAATATTTAAAATTATTTAAAATTATTTAAAATTATTTAAAAAAATTAAAATTCAATAGTACTACAATATTACATTACATTACATATGGTAGCAGATATGATAGTGCAAATGTAGCAAGTGTACAGAGAACTCCACCCCAGACAGCATCCATAACTGCAATACTTAATCTCCATCCACTAAATAATAAATGCGTTGTAAAGTCAAATATTGCATAGCTACATAATCCAAATAAACCACCATATATCATAGAATTATATAATCGTGTACGCCAGATACCTGCACCAATATTTGGCATTACTAAAACTATAAGACCTATTGCAATTGCAATATATACTAGAACTGCTGAATAGTAACGTTTTGTAATATTGCTTCCAGAAATATGTTTTACAGCATCTAAAAATATATTTTTAGTTACCATTAAATATATAGAATCAATAGCTGCTAAAATTACTATTGCTGTAATAAGTGCTTTAAAATATTTTATGATTTCCATATCTGTAATGACTTAATGACTTAATAATCTAAGCATAGATAATAATCTACATTAAAATTAAATAAATAAGTAAATTGGTAATAAAAAAATATAGTTAAATGAATGGTATACAATCTGCAAAGAACCAAATTTTTATAACAATAATAGATAATGTAAAAATTTCTACAGCTATAAATACTATTACAACTACATATGATTTTAATGCTAAAGTAAAAATGTACCTTTCATATCAAGCACAAATTTTTTTACAAACATACTATTATGGGTTTCAAGTTAAAGGTTTTGAAATATATATATTTCCATATTTACCACGGTGGTATTTTTTAATGCTTACAACTAATCCCAATACTAATCATCCATTTCTTTTATTTGCTAATTTAGATGATAATAAAATTCATGTTATTCGACCAATAGGTAAAGAACGTGGACAAGTAGAAATACCTATTGTATTTGAAGCAGTTGCTCAGTGTAATGCAATAGAGAAATTTGCACTCTATTTTGCAGTAGATCGCAGTATTTTTATGCGCAAAAATGCTATAGTATATGTACCACAATTTACGCTTATTAATTGTAACAATATAACTAATTGTATGCGAAAAATGCATGAAATTGATAAAATGAATATATCTAAAAGTGAAAAACTTAAACAGATTGCAAAATATGAAGAATTTTATAAAAATAAAGCAATTGAATTTCTACAGTATTATTTTACATTGCTAGAAAATGCTAATTATGATGAAGCCTATTTATTTTTAAAAGGTAATCATGCCACATATTATAAGAAGGAAAGGCTTAATACATTTTTTAAAGATACTAAAATAATTATAGGACATTTACATATATTTATTGAGCTATATCGTCTTTTAAATTATTTAAAACTTTTTGCTAATTTAAGCTAAAAAAACTATTAATTTGTGAGTTAGCTATAGTAGTTTCTTGATTAAGATAATCGGCTTTATAATAGTCTTTAATAATATTATAATATACAACACCAACAAGCAAGCCTATTAATATACAATATATAGCATCAATTAATGTTTTACAACCAATATTTATGCGTGAATAAATAGTTACAATAATTAGTGCTATTAGAAAAAAGAATTTTAGCATACTAAACTGATTTTTATAATACATATCCATAAAGAAGAAACCTGCAAAGAAGCCTATTGTTTGTGTAATTGGACTTGGTAGAATAAAAGGGTCATTATCTGATGAATATAAAAAAGCACATTGTGGATTCATACCACCTCGTAAAACCATACGATAACCTAGACTAACTAATTCATTTCCTAAAAATCCTATAAATAAAAGTACAGCTCGAAAATCACTAAAAACAACTGCGCTCATAGCTGAACCTGCATATAGACCAATTGGTTCTAGACGAACTAATGTATTAATTAAAATTTTTGCAACATCAATAAGAGATAATGACATTTTATTAGTGATATTAGTAATATTAGTAATATTAGTTTACTATATACAATTATAAAAAAAAGAATAAAAACAGTACTAATCAATAAGTAAATGTGCTTATATGCATATATGATATATTATATATTATTTAGCATGCTAAGTTAATACTTTATCTCTTGTTAGTTTTAGTATTTTGCTTATTTTTGTTTGTTGAGATTTTGGTATATTACCTGAATATATATGTAATTTTAAATAATTAAGAATTATATTATCCACCGAATCAATTACAATTTCTAAATCATCATTAAAAATAGCCATAGATTGTGGTACATGCTGCTTTATACGATTTAATTTTTTAAATTCATTATCCATGTGAAAGTTTTTTAGGTAATACTGTAATAATGTAATAATGTAATAATGTAATAATATGTAATAATATTTAATCATAAAAACTCAATTTTATAGTTTTATAAAATAATTTGCATACTTACATACTTACCTTACTTAGCTTACTTACCTTACTTAGCTTACTTGAAACTATTGGTTTGATATTAAGTTTTTTAACTATTTTTACTTGTTTTTTATAATTATTTGATATATTTGCATTGCTAGATACACTTGGTACACTAACACATTCACTAATACATTCATTAACACTGTCAATACAAATATCATTATTAGATGATAGTAATGCTTTAATATTAGATTCATTAGAGTTAGTATGCTTAGAGTCAATACTAGCAATATCGGAAATATCAGCAATATCATCACCTATAGAAATTGTCATATAATTATTATCACAATCACCAACATCATCATTTGCAATAATAATATTTGATGTTTTATTTGATGTTTTATTTGATGTTTTATTTGATGTTTTATATATGTTTTGCTGCTCTTCTTCTATTATATGATTTTTAATAACCTCTTCAATAACCTCTTCAATAGCACTTGAACTAGTTTGCTCAATATTTTGCTGTTCAGTAGTTTTTTCTATATTAAAATCAAGTTTCTTTTTTCCTAGAAAACGCGGTGCTTTTAAATCAAATGTATAAACATTATTAAAATTATCAACAAATACTTTTTCATCATTAATAATATCTTCCCAAAGGGTTACATATTCATTATCATATTGTCGTGGGTCAAATTCAACTTTACGTTTGCGACCACGTTTGCTTTTAATACCAATGTTAGAATTACTTGTGTTGTCTACACGGCCATTTGATAGCTTACGCAGATGACTTTTGCAAAATTCAAAGCCAATATGTTTTTTTCGTGTACATTGTCGACCATCTATTTTGCGACCTAAGCAAAGTGTTTCAATATTAATATTTTTTTTACATCTTTTTTTTAAATTGCCATTAAATTCTTTTATAAGATTAGGAATAACATTAGTTATATACTGCTCTAGAACCTTTCGAGGTAAAGTTACATTATAATTTTGAGTAATATCATTATAAAACATAGTTAGCGCTTTAGTACATACATAGAATGATGATGTTTGTGCACGATTATCAAATTTGATTAAATCATTGTTTAGAACATTATCAACAATATTAGCAGTATTAGCAGTATTAGCAGTATTAGCAGTATTTACAATATTAGCAGTTTGTTTATCACTAGTACTACTATCATTTACTTTATCGGAGGGTGATGGGTGTTGATGTTTTAAATCTATTTTTTTTCCAGTAGTTACAGTAGATATATTTGTATTTTTCTTTTTCTCATTTTTAATTGGTTTTAATATAGTGGCTAGATCATCAATAGTATTTTGCATAGTTGCAATGTTGCAATGTTGCAAGGTTTGCCTATAAATCTTACACTTGTGTTAATAGTATCAGTATAGTCACAGTTAAAATCAATTTTATATGAATAAGTATGAGTGCTTACATAAAAAAATAAGTATTGCATATTTAAGTAATATAAGGGTAAATTATAAGGCAAAAAATATAAAAACTAGTAAACTAACAAAACACTATTTCTAGCTATTGAGTTGCACATTCAATAGGGTTACCACCACCTGCAACACCACCTGCAACACCACCTGCAACACGTCTCCAGGCATCTTCTCTTAAATCGTTATCAATATTATCAGCATCATCATAGAATTGATTATTTGCCTGATTTGCAGTTTTTTCATTAGTTACAGTATGTGGTTTCATAGTTTTAACTGTGATATCACTTTCAGGTGTTGTTTCAAGTGCAATATCCCAAATTTGTTTCTTTGCAGCAGGTAAAATCTTTGTTAGATACTTAGCACGTTCTTTTTCAATATGTGTAGGAAATACTATATCAAAATTTACAATTAAACTCCCCTTAAACATAGGATCATTAAATTTAGGCATTCCCTCCCCTTCAATAATCATAGATGCCCCAGGATGTATAATACCATCATATACAATTTTAACAACACGATCATCAAAATGGCGAAAATATATTACTGTTTGTGTTAATGCATCTAATAATGCAATTGACCGCTTCATTACTAAATTATCCCCTTCACGACGCATACCAGCATCATCATTTTTAGCATCAATATATATTACCAAATCGCCCATATCACCAAAATCGGCAACCCAGTCAGATTCGTTTTTAAATGTAATATGTGAACCTATAGCAGCTCCTGGGCGAATATAACAGTCAACATGACGATTTTGCACTAATGATTTTTTACCACCACATTGAGCACATTCATAACCTTTTTCAACAATTTTCCCGCTACCAGCACATTGATAACAGGGTTGAACTGTTTGATGAATCATAGGACCCATTTGTTGCATACGAACTGTACGACCTTTACCTCCACATACTCCACATGACTTAATATTATCTTTATTAACAGCACCTAGACCATCGCATTTATCACATTTAACAATGCGCTGAAAATCAATAGGTACCGTTTTTCCATTATATAAATCCTTAAGAGTTAAACTGATAGTATGCTGCTTATCTGGGCTCTTGGCATTACGGCGCTGCTGTGCTTGATCCATACCATGTTGACCCATCCCTGGCATACCCATCCCTTGCATCCCTTGCATCCCCATTCCCCCAAATAAATTTGAAAACATATCAAATGGATTCATACCTGCATGCATACCACCCATACCACCATCATTATCACCTTCAACAACTCCAAACCGATCATATTTATTGCGTGCATTTGCATCAGATAATATTTTATATGCTTTGCTTATTTCTAAAAACATTTTATTGGCAGTTTCCTTATCATCTTGATTTCGGTCAGGGTGATATTTTAATGCTTGCTTTTTGTATGCACGTTTAATATCATCTTCAGATGCATTTATAGGTATGCCAAGCGCACTATAAAGATTGCTTGGGTCTTTTGGATCTTTTGCTGTTTGTTGTTTTTGCTGATTATGTGACATATTGATATTAGCTTATAAAATATTACTATGTTTAAACTCTTATTTTAGTTTTATTTAGTTTTATTTAGTTTTATTTAGTTTTATTTAGTTTTATTTAGTTTTATTTACTTTTATTTATAGTAATAATAATATTTATTTACAAATATTTTGTAAATTGAATTATACACTATGGACTATACTGAAAATAAGAACTTAATTACATCTAATACTATACCACACACTTGTTTAAATACTTATCCATTATTTAACTATCATATTGATAAACTAGAATATACACTTTCAAATGCTGAATTAATATTTTTACATACTATAGAAAACCATATACATTATATTTTATCTGCTAATAAAAACTATAAATCTATTACAAAAGATGAGTTTACCTTTGAAATAGATGTTAAGTTTTCAAAAAAATTGGCACATATCTTAAGTGTTAACCATATTAGTTATTTTATGCAACCATCCAATAAATGTAGGAGGTCATTGTGCTGTTTATGTAATAACTCAAACTGTAAAATATTTATATATTCGGAAAGCATTATAAATGCTTGCTATGCAGAAAACTATAAATGCCAAATTGCACATCATAGTTCACCTATAACTATTAAAAAAGTAAAGAACATATATTTAGCTACAACTACTTATTAAATTATAGAATGGGCATATCATGTATCTTTTAACCGTCTAGGATTTTAAAAATTTTAGAATGCTAAAGGATATGACATTTAGAAATATTTGTTCCACTCTATGAAATATTTCATATTGCTAAGAGAAATAATGTATAGATTGTATATAAATTTATTTATTTATTTATTATAGAAACTAGTACTTGTAAGTTGGCCTTTGATAAATTCATAAATAATGAGTAATAATGCTGCACAAGTCCAAGCAGAAGCACAAGCCGCCAGGCCCCAAACAGATGAAGAAGCATACGCCGCCTGGCGACTACGAATAGCCCAAGAACAAGCCGTCAGGCGCCAAGCAGATGAAGAAGCATACGCCGCCAGTGAACTACAAAGAGCCCAAGCACGAGCCGCACGGAGAGACCCAAACATAGCCGAACAGGTAGCAGCATGGGAACTTGCACGAGACCAAGCCGAACAAGAAGAAGCCTCCCGAATCGCAGCCCTAACCGCCGAAGAACGAGCCGCCGAAGAACAAGCCTACGCCGCCGACCGAGCCGCCGCCATAGCCGCCGAAGCCCCCGCCATAGCTGCCGAACAAGCCGCCCGGGTACGACGAGCCGCCCAAGCCCAAGCCGCAGCTGATGCCGAATGGGCACAACAACAAGGATGGGCACAACAACAACAAGACCAAGACCAACCCGCAGAAGATGCCGGATGGGTACAACAACGAGCCCAAGCCCAACCCGCAGCTGATGCCATATGGGCACAACAACAAGACCAAGCCCGAGCCCAAGCCGGATGGGCTCCTCGTCGGTCCCAAGCCGCATATGATGACGGATGGGAACGACAACGAGCCCGCCGACCCCCCGAACAACGAACCGAACAAGCCGCATATGATGACGGATGGGTACGACGAGACCAAGCCGCATATGATGACGGATGGGTACGACGACGAGACCGCCGACCCCCGAACAACGAACCGAACAAGCCGCAGATGATGACGGATGGGTACGATGGGAACCACAACGAGACCGCCGACCCCCCGAACAACAAGCATTCACTACGATTTCATATACACCTGCAGAAATAGAAGCCCGTAAGGTGGAACATAATTTAATACACCCCAATTATAAAAACTTTATAGGATTACCGGACTCACTAGTGAAGGTTGGATATTTAGAAGGATGTAAAATACTGCACGGCGATTTTGGCAATCCAGATAGTGATGGTAATCTGTATAATAATAAATTATCTACAAATTCTAATCAACCATCTTCTGGAGGTACAACAATTAAAATATCTGTCGCATTCAAACCAAATGAATGTTATAAAGGAATAAATAACTATTTAAAAAAAGAACCTACAAACAAAAGTAAATATATATTTATCATAGCAGGAAAAGACGGATCTGATGCTGGTGGATTATCAAAGCAGTTTAGTAATGCAGTGGGTGATCATATTAAAACAACATTTATGAAATCTATTATCACAGATACAGAATCACAAGCGGGTGGTGCAGCACCAGCACCAGCAGAACCAGCAGAACCAGCAGAACCATCAGCAGCACCACCAGCAGAACCATCAGCAGCACCACCAGCAGAACCCGCAGAACCATCAGCAGCAGCTGTTAATAATGAACATTGTCCTACCAAAGAAACATTTGATTTATCACCAATGAATTTTGTTTTACCGCCATATCAGAGTAGTATAATAAATCTGGCACATATATTAGCCTATTATGCATTTGGTGTATCGCGTATTAATAATGATTCTAATTTTGATAGAGCTAAATTAAATCTAGGAATAAATTTTTCTGCATTTGCACTAATTGTATTATTTGATACAACAGGTATAATTCAGGATATAATAGACATATTAGAAACCCTTAAAATAAAAAAAACTAGAACCACTGCTAATGGCAATAAAAAAAAAACTAGAACAACACATAAATATTTTCAGTTAGTTACAGATGAAACAGTGGATATGCCTACATATAAAAATTTAGACAGAATTAGAGCATTTAAAGAAATTGATAAACGAATTGAACATTTGATTGGTAAGTTATATGCTGTTGAAGAATTATACTATAGGGAAAATTTTACTGATACATTTACATCACAAATTTCAGGTGCTTATGAACTACAATTACATAATGAGTTTTTTAGTTTACTAAAAAAATTCACGCATACACATGTACAGGAAACATCAAATAATACAGCTAATAAATATACAATATGGAATGATGTTATAAAAAAATTATTGCCTAAATTTAATAATTTAAATCTTTTAGGAACAAGATTTAGATCCTTTTATACACCTAAATTATGGGTATTAGGTACTGCAGGCGCCCCTGTATTAATTGATTTATTTTCATTAGGAGAATGCATTAGACAAAAGGATGAATTATCTGCAGATGCTATAAAATCAATTATTATATATGAATTTACTGATGTAAGTAAAACACAAAAAATAATAGTTCAAGGCGCAATTAATCAATTTTTAAATGATTATAAAGATGATAAAACAATGTTACGTAAATTTCTTAAATTTATAACTGCTGATATATCATTACCGAGCAAAATAACATGTAAAATTTTTTCAATGTCTAATGTAGTGGAGTTTACCAATAAACAAGGAAAACTTAAAACACAAAGCAAACCTATATTAGTACATACATGTTTTAATATTATAGATTTTTATAATAACACATATTTAAACAAAAATGGTGAAGAAATTACTAATTCTAATGAAAAAATAACAGCTATTTTAGAAGCTTTAAAAGTAGCTGTTAATATAATAGAGATTAATATGAGAGGTGGTGCACGACTCCGCAGAACACACAGCAACACAACACGTTATAAAAAGTATCATAAACATACTACTCTACGTAATAAGCAACATAATAAGCAACGTAAATCAAAAAAACAACAATATAAATCTATCAAACGTGTGTCAATCAGTAATAATAAAAAGTCTATGCGTTCTAAACGCCGCTAGGTTAAATTCTATCAAATTCTAATTTTTACAGAATAATTGTCTTTATTCATTTTTAAGTTCATTATCAAAATAATATTTTGGACGTGTTGATATTCTTACGTGTGTATAATTAACTCCTAAACCGTGCACACTTATCCATACTTTACCTTTTTCGTTCATAAATTTTTTAGCTACTTTCGCTACGTGTTTCCAAAATTCTTGTTGCTGTGTTTTGGGTGCATTATCAATAAAATCTCTTAATGTAGCATAGTTTTTACCTTGAATAGGCATTGGAATTACTAACATAGTATCTTTACTCAAATTTGGAAAAGAAACAACGTATTTATTTTGTGATTTTTCTATATATTCTTCAAAATCTTTTTTATTTTGAATTTGTGCTAATTTTTCATTTGTTCTAAAAGTTTGTGTAAATGCTACGTTTCCATCGTTTTTCAATACGCTTGTATTCCATTGAAATTTACCTTTTACATTTTTTGGATATTTTAAAGTAATTCCATTTTCCCAATTGGTTAAAACGTCACTCCATAACATTTTTTATAATTATATTTTATAATTATATTTATATTTACATTTACATTTACATTTACATTTAAGTTGGTTTCTTTACCAATCTTTACTTTTTCAGATAATAAGTCCTTATCTATTCCTTTAATTTATCTACTGTAAAGGATACCAATATATAATGGGAGTTTGAAATAAATTTTTTTTATTGTAAAAAAGAATTACTTATATTATTTAAATAATTATTTTTGGCCATACTAGCTTTTTTTAGCTGAAAATTGATTTTTATAGTTTATATTTTATATTTTATATTGTAAGTTTCTATCAAAATGGAGTCTGCCACTACCGCTGCCACTTATGCTGCCATTTCCGCTGCCGAATACGCTGCTGGCAAAGCCAGTGATGCTTCTCTCGCTGCCGAATACGCTGCTGGCAAAGCCAGTGATGCTTCTCTCGCTGCCAATGCCGCAGAGGTTGCTGCCAAAGCCGCTGGTTGCACTGCCAATGAGACCAACGCCAATGAAGCCTATTATGCTGCTGAGATGGCATATGATGCTGCCGAAACCGCCTTGTACGCTGCCAAAGACGCCCTTAAAGATGCCTGGTATGCCCTTAAAGCTGCCGAAGATGAAGCCGCCGCCGAAGATGAAGCCACCGCTGAAGATGAAGCCACCGCTGAAGATGAAGCCGTCATCACCGAAGATGAAGCCGACGATGCTGAAGATGAAGCCGCCATCACCGAAGATGAAGCCGATGATGAAGATGAAGCCGTCGTTGAATGTGGCTCTTCCCCTAATTGCCAATATATAAAATATGTTGATCTGTTGAATGAGGGTAAGATCACGAAACTTCCGGCACCCTTTTTCATGGTATGCTTTGTACATTGTGACTTTTGCCATCATCGTGCAAACATGGAAACACAATAGTAATTTTAGGTATTTTACCTTTGGTTTGCTAACATACTGCCAATATGATTAAAATTTGTGTTTGAAATAAATTTTTTTTATTGTAAAAAACATACTTAGATTACTTAAATATATTTATATTTACATTTAAGTTAGTTTCTTTACCAATCTTTACTTTTTCAGTTAATACATCCTGATCCATTCCTTTAATTTATATACTGTAAAGGATACCAATATAAAATGGGAGTTTAAATGAAAAAATGTGTAAAAACATTAGGTATTAGGTATTAGGTATTAGTCTCTAGTATTAGGTATTAGTCTCTAGTTTACTTTTAATAGTTTCTAGCTGATTGAAAATTAAATGGTCAAGATTATTAGCAATTGCATCATAAGTATCTGCTAATCCTAATTCTAAACTTAATCCTAATCCTAATCCTAGTCCATTATTGTAAGTTTTAATATATTCAATTAAAGTTATAATTGCTTGCTTATATGGGATAATTACATTATGTAACATTTCTAAAACAAAAATGATGATACTAGTTGCTTCTGCTTTAGTAACTATAGAACATATAAACCTATCTAGACACTGTCCTGATGCTATAGAAATAGTTTTGTGCACTGTTTCATATTTACTCATATTACATTGCTTATCTAGATACTCTAATATTTGAAGGTTTTTTTGTGTAAATTTATCTTGTGATAAAGATATTGTACTCATTAATAATAATGATAAGTTTTGCGGCAATATACTATTTTGCATAGCTAGATATGTATTAGCATAATTTGCAAGTATTGAAGTAGATGTATAGTGTAAAGATGGTTGTATATTGTGTTTGCAATTAATACTTAGTAAAGTAAGTAAGTAAATGTTTAAATTATATTCCATTTGTGCTGAAATATGTATAATTAATTTTACAAAGTTAATTAATGTTTCTATATATGTGTAGTTATGCTTATTTAATGTATATTCTTTATTTGCTTTAGCAATTTTAGTATGCAATGGCAGTTTTACATTTTCCTGTATTATTAAGTAAACTATATTTGGTATGTATGCATCTAGACTAAGCAAAATTATATATGTGATTTTTGCAAATGAAAATATGTGATTGTACAGTAATTTATGAATATAATTTTGAAATATACTATTATCTATTGATTTTAAAATACGTAGAGTTGGCATGTTTGATTTAGTATTTAGTAATTGTGCATGTATAATATTAATTAAATAAGTCCATTGTTCATAAGAAATCATTTATATGGGTTTTTAATAGTTATAATAGTTATAATAGTTATAATATAGTTAGCAAAATAACAGAATATATATAAAAGAATAATTTCTTTTATAATTTCTTTTATCTTTTATCTTTTATCTTTTCCTCTATCTGATCATTCTAAGATATATCAATTTATTTCTTGCTAGTTTAATAATAAGCAAAAATTGCTAAAAACTATACAATGCCTTGCACAAATCATGGAAGCACATGTAATGGTGCAGAATGCCGCAAACCGAATGCTGATAACGGAATGATGACAAAAGTATGGGGTCCTGCAGGTTGGTTATTTTTACATTGTGTTGCGGCTGGTTATCCAAATGTTATTGACCCATCTAATCCGGAACATTTAGAAAAGCAAAATGATTACTATCGATTTTTCTATTATCTAGGTAAAGTTTTCCCTTGTAAATATTGCCGTAATTCATATCAACAATTTATTACAGAATTGTCGCCAATTAGCCATATGGGTTCTAGAGCTGAAATAAGTAAATGGCTTTATGATATTCACAATAAAGTAAATGATAAGTTAGGTGTTCCGTTATGTGAGCGACCCAGTTTTGAGGAAGTTGACAAGACTTATGAGCAGTTTCGTGCAAAATGTACACCATTAACTGATAAAGAGCGTTCTGATAATAAAGGTAAAGGTTGTATAATTCCTGCAAATGGTAAACCAAGTCGTAGCGTTATTAAAGTTGTTGAATTTAAAGCTAATGAAACAACAAATCCTACTAATCCTAGTCCACAGGAATTTCCAAAGTCAAATGATTACCTTATTATAAAAAAAACACATATGTGGATAATATTACTTATTATTCTAATAATTATAAGTGTTATAGCTTATAAGTGTCAACATATGACATTGAAGTTTAAATAAAAAATGCAGTATTCACACTATTTATATTGTTTATATCTTATAATTAATCATTTATTAATAATAATTTAAAAAAAACAAAGTAAATCTTATTTACTTTAACAAATAGTAATTTTTGTAATATAAAGTTATACTTATTACTATTTGTAAAGTAAAATGTCTAATACTAATAGCTCAGAAACTCGTGGTACAGATCGCAGGGATGGTGATCGCAGGGATGGTGATCGCAGGGATGGTGATCGCAGGGATGGTGATCGCAGGGATGGTGATCGCAGGGATGGTGATCGCAGGGATGGTAATAGTGGTGAACAACGTAATTATGGAAATCGTTATCAGCGGGATGGTGGTGATCGTCGAGATGGTAATGGTGGTAATGGTGGTAATTATGGAAATCGTTATCAGCGGGATGGTGATCGCCGAGATGGTAATGGTGGTAATGGTGGTAATCGTGATCGCCGAGATGGTGGTGATCGCCGAGATGGTGGTGATCGCCGAGATGGTGGTGATCGCCGTTATAATAATCGTAATCAACGTGATTATCAAGAACAACGTAATGATACAGATAATCGCGATATTGTGCGTACACAGCCTGTTGAGCAAGCAGTTAGTATCCCTAAACCTTTATCCCAAGAAGATATGCAAAAGCGTGAAGATGCCTGTATTGAAATCTCAACATTTGATGAACTATTGCCTAATATTGATATGAAACTAATTCGCGGATTAATGGCATATGGATTTGAAACACCTAGTAAAATTCAACAGAAGGCAATTCGACCTATGTTAGCAGGATATGATCTTATTGCACAGGCACAGAGTGGTATGGGAAAAACCGCTACTTTTTGTATTGGTACACTAAGTAATATTGATCTTGAAAAGAATGAGGTGCAAGCTATTGTATTAGCACATACACTTGAGTTGGCTCAACAGATTGAACTCGTTTTTAAGAATATTGGTAAGTATCTAGATGTGCGTATTGGTATGGCATCAAAAAGTCTAAGCGTTAGGGAAAATCTTGAGCAATTAACAGGTTTTAGCACTGATGGTGTTATACCTCATATTGTAATTGGTACACCTGGTCGCATTTTAGATATGTTTAATAAAGGTGCATTTAAGGCAGCATCTATTAAGCTATTAGTTTTAGATGAAGCTGACGAACTATTATCAGATGGATTTATACAGCAAATTCGCAGTATAATAAGTAGCATTTCTATTAAGACACAAATATGTTTATTTTCTGCAACAATGGATTTAGAGTTCTTTAATGTTACAAAAAGGTTTATTACAAACCCTATTAATATTCTTGTAAAAAGAGAGGAATTAACTTTACAAGGCATTAAACAATTTTTTATTGACTGTGAAAAGAATGAGTATAAGCTAGATACACTATGTGATCTTTATAGTCTTTTAACAATTAGCCAATCTATTATTTACTGTAATAGCTATAAGAATGTTGAAATGCTAACACAGAAACTACGTGAACGTAATTTTGCAGTTTCAGCAATTCATGGAAATATGCATATTACCGAACGTGAGCAAACAATGCGAGATTTTCGTAATTGTGTTAATCGCGTGTTAATTTCAACAGATTTGCTGGGCCGTGGCATTGATGTTCAGCAAGTATCAGTAGTAATTAATTATGATATTCCTATAAAATATGAAAGTTATATTCATCGTATTGGTCGTAGTGGTCGCCATGGAAGGAAAGGTACAGCAATTAATTTTGTAACTGGTTATGATAGTAAAAATCTAAATGGTATTGAAAAATTTTATAATACTGTAATTGAACCACTACCTGCAGATATTAAAGCAATTATAGAGTAATTTTTATTTTTTTATTTTTTATTTTTTATTTTTTTTTTATTTTTAATGTTTCATATTTGTAAACTATTTTAACTTAAATATTTGTTAATAGTAATTTCTATAAATATTATATAAAATAATCATAAATCACAAAATATTAAAATGATTGAATTTATACATCATACAATACCAAATCAACAATGGGAATCTAACACAGGGAATCGTGAATATAAAAGAATTTTAAACATTGGAAATGATGCTGAAATACAAAATGATATTAAAAAAAATAAACTAAAGCAAAGTGATAATATATGTATAAATTACATGAAAGAACTTAAATTGACAAATAAAATCAATAGGCGAGCGTCACAATTACAGTATAGACTTATTGAAGGACAAGGTAAGGCAATATATTTAATAGGTGTTGAGGATAATGGTAATGTTGATGGAATTAGTATGACAAACCTTATGGAGTCAATTAATTTTTTATGTAAAATGATTGAGATTGTAAATGCAAAAATAGATAAAATACGAATTTATTATGGAAATTTAGAAAATAAATATATATGTACAGCTAGAATAAAATTACCAAATTATATACCGGAAAAGTATAGTAGTATTTAACTATTTAACTATTTATGATGTAAGAGCAGAATATAAAGCTGATATACCACTTTGATAGTTTAAATGGCATTCTGCATACATATTTCCAATATTATTCCGCACATTAGTTTCCTGTTCAACTAAATCTGCATAGCCAATATCTTTAATTGTAAAACGCATATTGCTTTCAGACCCCACTTTTGTAAGTATATGATTTTCAAGAATAGAAAGAAGTGCTTCACAGTTATTAATGTACTTAGTTTTCATATCACTATATATATTTATTAAATCAGCAAACTTAGCATCATCTAAATTAATTTTGATTACTTTATCAATAGTATTTTTAACGCAAAAACTATCCATTTTCTCTTCACTGATTGATAGTTTACCAGTATTTGGATCTGTTGGATCATAGTTTAATGGCCCTTTAAATGCTGATGCAGCTAACTCAGTCATACCATAATTATCTAAATTTTTAGGGTCAAACTTTGCAATTTTTGAATGTGTTTTAACAAAATCAATAAATTGTGCGAGCAAGTCATTTTTTAATAATGGTGTTTTTGAAAGATTATGCATGGCAAGATTATTCATGGCAATATTGCTTTGCATTGGTTCTTTAGAATTATTACTACTTTTAGTGTTACTTTTAGTACTAGTGCTATTGCTAGTGCTAGAACTTTCCATATCACTTAAATGATTTGCCTTAACAACATTACCTGATGATGTACTTGAACTATTTTTACTATTTGTAGGTTTTTCACTACCTAAATCTTCTAAATTGCTATTAAGATTATTTAAAGAAGGTGAGCTATTACTGTTACTATCACCACCACTTTGCATTGGTAAAGTTGACATACCAGGTGATTGCATACCAGGTAATGGCATATCAGGTGATGGCATACCAGGTGATGGCATACCCATTGAGGGCTTACTTATTGGAGGTGATGGCATACCAGGTGATGGCATACCCATTGAGGGCTTACTTATTGGTGGTGATGGCATATCAGGTGATGGCATACCCATTGAGGGCTTACTTATTGGTGGTGATGGCATATCAGGTGATGGCATATCAGGTGATGGCATATCAGGTGATGGCATATCAGGTGATGGCATATCAGGTGATGGCATATCAGGTGATGGCATATCAGGTGATGGCATTTGTGCCATTGCCCTATTACCCATTGGCCCATTACCCATTGGTCCATTACCCATTGGCCCATTACCCATTGGTCCATTACCCATTGATGGCATTGAATTACCCATTGGTCCATTACCCATTGGTCCATTACCCATTGGTCCATTACCCAATGATGGCATTGAATTACCCATTGGTCCATTACCCATTGATGGCATTGAATTACCCATTGAACTATTACCCATTGATTTTAGACTATTCATTTTTTTAGTTTTTTTACTATTAGTACCAGTATTTAAATTTTGATTTCTGCGTCGTGTATTAGAATTACTCATATTACTCATATTACCAATCCCTAAATTATTCATATTTGCATTATTATGCACTGATGCTGTAGGCGGAGTGCCTTGTGCCTTTAAATTAGTAATTTGTTTACTCATAGATTCCATTGTATTTGCAATTTTCTTAAGTGCTTCAGATTCTTCTGTCCTCCTAGCAGCACTATTAGCCTTAATTTGAGCAATATTTGCCTGCATAGCAGGTATTTCTGCAGGTATCTCCTCAGAGAGATTCGCGTTACCTAGTGCTTCTTTTAAATTATTATTTAATGCAGCTTTTGCCTCTATAGCTTCAATCTCTTTAATAGTAGCATTAGAATTAAGTCCTGCATTATTTAATATTTTTTTAAGTTCAGCTTTACTAGGTAAGTATAGTTGATCTTTTAAAGTATTAACAAGAAAACCTAGTTGTCTACGTACTTGCTCTTTTTCAATACTTGTTTCAGCATCTTGAGATAAATGGAAATAGTAAAGTGTTAGCAACTCAGACATTCCAGGTTCCTCTAAAATATTTCCCTTTACTGGATTTAAGCTCATATCACATATTGATGATACGCCTTGCTTATTGTCTTGATCTATTACTGTAAGCAAATTACGCATACGATTTAAACATAAATTATCAGTAGGATTAATAGCTGTAAGAATAGCTGCAATTAAATTCAATATTTTAATATAATGAACAGCAATTGCACCACATATTTGCCTTTTTGACACTTTTTTATTTGTATTTGAATTAGAAATATTTAATGTATCATTGGCACTACATGTGCCATTATTGCAGTCTTTTTGCTCTTTACCTACTAAAATTGCACTTGCAAACTGTTCTAACTGCAGTTTAGTATAATTTTTATCTAAATTAGATGAAAGAGTTACAGCTAATTTATTACACTTAGTTGGATCTAGCAATGATAATAATTCTGTAAACCGTTCAGTTGCATTTTGAATATCACCAGTAGCTACCGGCTTTAGTAAATCTGTAATAATACTATCCATTTTTTTCTGAAAATCTGCTGTAGTTGCTGTTAAATCTGCTTTATTAATTCCAGATGTTGAAAACATGTTTTTTATTTTACTAAATAAACTGCTAATTAATTCTGTCATTTAAGTAATATATTTTAATGTAGTGTGATTAGTGTATCTTGTGTGTTTAAAATATGTTCTGTTTATGTATCTTGTGTATGTTTTCAATATTATTATTTACTAATATATTTTATCATGATTTTAATTTTATAATTTTTTTAATGCAAACTTTAAAAAATAAATAACACATTTAACACATTTAACATATCTACACTAATTTTTTATGCTCTGATTGATTAGTTGGAATACAATAGTATCCACAAAACTCATTATAATAAAGGGAATCATCATCACCTTCTTTTCTATAATCTCTATTTGCAAAATGTGGTACATAAATAAGCTTATTGCTAGCATCTTTATTATCTACTGATGAAATGCCTGGTTTATGTGACCATTTCCCATCGTTATCTTGCCTATAAAAATGAAAAGTATTACCTTCACCTTTTTTACTATTGTTACTACTATTGCTATTGTTACCAGTCTGTTTAAAACCATATCCTACACCACTATCAATTACCATTGCACCCTTATAGTAATTTGCAGGACATTGTTTATTAAATGCTATTGGATAAATACTAGCATTATCAGTTAAAATTTTCTTTTGCATTTGAGGGCATCTATAAATACGTTGCTTATCTTTATCACTACCAGTACGTTTTAATAAATCATAATCACCTGGCTGTTGCTTTAAATCAGAACACTCAGAATCATTTTGAGGGCACCCCTTTTTATTTTTTAATAAACAGATTTCTTGGCATTTTTCTTTAACAGCTCGCATTTGCCTATTTAAAAAATATGAATAACAATTATGAGAACCCTCAATATATGGATTTGACCATAGTTGAGGTTGAAACTCAGGTTCACTACCTGATAAAAAATTGCGTAAATAACTTACACAATTTTGATGTTTATCGCAAAAATCACTCCCTTTAATAGCTGTTTTTTCACAACGTGAATTCTTATTAAAATCATTAGCATCTTGAAAATCTATGCACATACATCTTTGTTTTTTTGGATGAATTGTATCATCATCCCACTCATTATAATACTTATATACATTATATGGCCCTCCTAAACCATTCATATCTTTTCCACCACCACCCCTAGCATGTGAATTATTATTAGTATTAGTATTATTATTATTATTATTATTATTATTATTATATTTATACTTTAATGGTGCATTATTCATTCTAGTTTTTTTTTTACTCATTACTAGTATATTTGATTATTTTTTATTAATTAATTTGTTGATTAATTTGTGTATTAGTATTGTGGTCAAACACTCTTTTTATTATAATGCTTAATAGTAGTATTTAGCAATCTTTGGTAATCTTTGGCAATCTTTAGTAATATTTAGTAATATTTAGTAATATAATATATTAATAATATGGGTGGCTCACTACTTCAGTTAATAGCAGTTGGTGTGCAAGATATTTACCTAATAGGTAATCCTCAAATAACATATTTCAAAAATGTTTTTAAAAAATACACAAATTTTGCAATAGAATCTATCCAACAAGTGTTTGATGGATCTAATGATTTTGGTCAGCTATGTAAAGTAATTATTGATAGGAAAGGTGATTTAATTAAAGATATTTTTTTTGAAATACTGCTTCCAGTTCTACCAGAAGGATATTATTGGACTAATGGAATTGGAAATGTACTCCTTAAACAAGTAGATCTTGAAATAGGAGGACAACTTATAGATCGTCACTATAGTGAATGGCTAGATATCTGGAGCCAACTTACAACTACAGCTGGTAAAATGGGTTCCTATGATTCTATGGTAGGCAACTTTGAAACTATTAGTTCTATAAATAGCAATGCTCAGTCACAACTTCGTTTATATATACCACTGTTTTTTTGGTTTAATCGTGATTATGGTATGGCACTCCCATTAATAGCACTACAATATCATGATGTTGCACTTAAAATTCAATTTAGAGCATTTAATGAATGTATTAGAAATGATAATACTAATGATTCCATAGCTAGCAGTTCATTTGTAGCATGTCAGTGTTGGGTTGATTATATAATGCTAGATACCGAAGAGCGTCGTAAGTTTGCAAATACTTCACATGAATATTTAATAGAGCAATTACAGTTTTCAGAAGATACAACTATTCCAGCTAGCTCTACAAATTATAGCTGCGCTCTTAGATTTAATCATCCTGTTAAAGAGCTTTATTGGATACATGTCCCTAATAAATATGAGCAAGCAAATGCTCTTACTGGGAATCAACAACTTAATTATTCACTTCCAAATGATACTGAAACGTTTAAAAATGGTGTTTTATATTTAAATGGTTCTGAAAGATTTAATTCACGACCTTCAACATATTTTCGACTTGTACAAGACTATCAATATCATACACGTTATTCTGGAAAAAATATATATACATATTCATTTGGTCTATATCCAGAAAGAGCGCAACCATCTGGCACATGCAATATGTCCAAATTTGCAAGCATTACACTATATCTAGATTACTTAACAATCAATAAAGCAGGTTATGATATGATACTAAAAGTGTATGCTGTTAATTATAATATATTACGAATAATGAGCGGAATGGGTGGATTAAGTTTTAGTAATTAGTTATAGTGTAATTTATTTGATTTAATTTAATTTAATTTAATTTTTATTTTTATTTTTATAATAAATATAATTAAATTTTTGTTTAATTATAATTTAATTTCAGTTAATATATTGCAGTCGTCTTTAATTCTTTGTGATTGTGACCAATTATAAAAATGAAACATATATAAATCTGTTTTAAATTTAGGAATAATAGGATAATCATATCCACTATGTATATTAATAGTATTTATTGAACTTATTTTATATATATTTTTGCTTCTATCAGTATATTCTATAGGTTTTGAAGTTAAAAATTTATTTGGAAATTCTTTAGGTATTATATTATCTATTGTATTACTCCATTTATTACAAAACCCAAACACATCAACTTCTGCATTTAACATAATAAAATCTTTTAATGTATAATCTGGAATATATAAATATTCATCAATATCACAAAATATCATGTAATTGCACATATTTTTACCAAATTTATATATTGCATGATGCATTTGGCCTAATTGAGCATGATGTAAATATTTGCAATCACTATTATTAAAATATTGATAATTCCATTGAATTAATGTTACATTTTTAAAATTAAACATTTTTTTAATATTATCATTTATTTCTCCATTATAATACATATAAAAATGAGAAACACCTTGTTGTGTATAGTATTTATAAAATATTGGAAATAAAATATAATCATCTTTAAATAATGTTGTTAATACCAAATCATTTTTATTTTCATTTTCATTTTTATTTTTAGTTAATTTATTATTTTGTAATATATAATTTATAGTGTTGTTTTCATATGTTATACTTACTTCAAATTGTTCTAAATCTGTTATATAATTATATATTAATATGTGAGTTGGTTCACCAATATCTTTTAAATATTCATTAGTTTTATTTAATTTATAATTATTAATTTTAACTTCAATATTGTCTGAATTTGTAGGTTTATTATAAATAGGTAAAATAAGATATATATTATTATCTTTATAAAATATATCAAAAAATAAATATTTATAATCTTTTAAAGGAAACCCTTGAATATTTTTTAAAATTAGATTATTATTATTATTATTATTATTATTTGACATAAATTCTATTTTATTGATATAAAATATATAAAATATTATAAATATTATTATACTACACATAAACCATAATAAATATTTTAAATTATTATTTAATTTATTATTTATAATTTGAAATATTGTTTTCATTTATAAATATTCAAATAAATTTAATTATAATTATAATTTAAGTTTATTATTATAATTTAAGTTTATTATTATAATTTAAGTTTATTATTATTATTATTTTTTTAGTTTTTAACTCTTACCTCTAAAATTAAAAACTAATATGTATTGCAAAAAATACAATATTTATTTCTAGATAAAAATAAAGGTAATTTTATATAGTTAATGGCAACAATACATGATGCTGCTTTTAGTAACATAGATCTTACTAATCAAAATACTAATCTTATTCATCGTAAAGGTGATGGTATTTTTAATATTGATAGTCAATATGGTACACTTAACATTGGGCGCACTGGTCATAGTGTACACTTTGATGGTAATATAATATTAGGAGGTTCCTTATATGGTAATGTAGGATATACTGGAGATACTGGCCCTACAGGTATTTATGGTCATACAGGAGCAATGGGCAATATTGGTACACCAGCAACTCTTGGCTACTATAATACTATTTTGCAAACATTTAATAATTCTGTTCCAGCAGCTATTATATGGGATACTAAAGACTCACAGTTTTCACAAGGTCTTATAGGGATTACACTACTGAATGATACAACATTTGCTAATACTGGTACTTTACCTATAGTATTGCAGGTATCTGGAACAGCAGTTTTAAATAATAATTTAAATGCATCATCAGGAACAGTAATACTTTGGTTTTCGCCTAGCTGGAATCCATTTATGGAAATAGCATATCAAAAATATGTATTTGATGTTATCGAGTCACAGATATCACTTGTTATATCATTTAATATTCTTCTTAATCCAGGTGATTCATTTATAGGAAATTTAAAACAAACAACTGGTGCTGGATATACTTTAATAACATCACCTGCTCTTACACGTATAAATTTAATACAAGTTAATACTGCACTTTATGGTCCAACAGGAGCACCATCACATGTAACTGGAAATACTGGTAGTACTGGGACAGTTGGAGATACTGGCGATACTGGCTCTATTGGTCCTACTGGACCAGTTTCACTAACTTCGCAACCTAGTATACTTGGTTTACGTGCATCAACTATTCAATCAACATTATCCATAATCCCATTGAAAGTATTATTCGATACTATTGATATTACTGATTATAATAATAGTATTATAGGGCTTAGCTATTCTCAAGTTGGAGGTGATGGTACACGGTTTACCAATATATCACCAATGGCAATACAATTACAGATAGATTACCAAATCACATTTTGTGCTACAAATCCTAATTCTGGTACTGGTGCACGGTCTACTTACATTACTCTTAACACAGATTCATCAACAACTACCAATAAACTTGGTTTAGTAAATGTAGTTGCAAATATATATGATACTGTATGCAC